TCTTCTGTAGCGATAGACGGGAATTCAAATTGAACTGCGTCAAGTTGGAAAGCAACATAAGGAGCTGTAGTTCCTCCGACAATCAAGTTAGCATTTGATGTCTGCGCAGAAGAAGTACGTGAATCTTCTGAAATGTTGCGTAAGAATCCAGCTGATTCAAGGTCTCCGGTACGGAGATACATAGTAGCTGAACCTGTGACTGCACGAGTTCCTGTAAACTGACCAATCGGCTCATTTAGAGCTGAAAGTTCTTCAGGTGTCAAGTAAGTAATATTATTATTATAATCAAATGACAGCGATGTAACCGGGAAGGTAAACTTCTCATCTGACGCAGATGCGGTTGCTTTATGATGAAACTCAATAGCGCTCAAACGATTCTTAATGAATGAGTTAGTACCAATAGCACCAGCAACGTTCATTTGACCGAATGGATGGTATGATGCTGCAGCTACAGCTGTATGATCAAGCGTATGTACATTTGAGTTAGCTGTTACTGATGAACCAGAATTTAGAATCCCACCAAACACTGAAACAGCATTATTACGTGGAGTTCCAGTAAGTTCTTTCATAGTAGTACCAAAGCCTGTCCAGGTTACAGTAGCGATTTCTTCGATACCAGCATCAACAGTTGCACCATTGACAGTAGCATTAGATACCTGATAAATAACGTTATCAAGTTTAAAATACATGTGATTCTCAACAGCAGTTGAGAAGTTAGAAGTTGACGCGTGTGAACCTGTGCCAGCTGAAGTAGTTTTAGTCTGTAGCTTTCCGCCAGTTTCCCAAACAGAATTTTCTTCAGTTCCGTCAGCTACTTTAGTGCTTGAAATTAATGATTGCCACATAAACCAATCAGCAACAGGTTTTACGTTACCTGTGGCGTTAGTAAGGGCCGTAGTTGTATTACCAGCTGCTCCTGTGTTTACATCAGTAGGACGTAGATAGACTTGGAAGTTCCAGTCTACAGGGTTAATAGCTGTATTAAATCTTTGTTGCGAACGATCAGGACTAGTTCCTGATTCCAGTGAAGTAATATCCTGAGTCGCAGATGATGAAGTTACCGCAAATCCAGCGAGAACTTCAAGTTTCCAGGTGTTAGTTGGAGTCATTGAAGTGACTGTAGCACCGTTAATCAAATCAACGGTTGACATAAACACCTCGGAGTTTCTCTGTAGGTTTAGAGATGCCATCTTATTTTCTCCTTATTAATTTTCTAGTCTATAGACTACGGTTAATTCTACCTCGGCTATTCCGTAAGGAGCAGCTAATCCTTCATCTGTCGAAATACTATCTATAGTTATATCTAATATTCCTTTATCAGGATTATCGCCTAACGAGTAGATAACATGTTCTATATCTTGTATCATGTCATCTGCAAGGCTCTGAGAATTATCTTCTCCATATACGTATGCTCTTATAGTAACGTCTAATGTTGCTACCGTCAAACTTAAAGAATTAAAGTTTCTATTTTCGGTTCCAGCAGATAAATAGAGTGCTGGAAAGTCATTTACCTCATCTAAAAATTTTAGTTTGCGATAAACATTATCAAATAAATTATTATTGTACGTATAAGCATTGTTATAGGTAGACGTACTACCCTTAATATTCTTTAAGCTAGTAACTAAAAAATCTACTATATTTCCTCGCCTAGATGACATTAGTTACCTCGCAAAATCTTGAATCTTTGTTTAAATAAGGACTGCACTACCTCACGAGTAGCAACTTCTACCTGCCTACCAGGGTTATCCGTAACTCTCAAGTGAAGTATAAATCGGATTTAGAAAATATGTAATAATACTTTTTCTATAATTTGGAATTGCTCTCACGGTTGAAGCAAAACGACCAGATCTATATTTCAGATCAGGAGGATTAGGAGTACCCGCACGATCCATAGTACGAGCCAAACGTTCTTGAACTAAGGCAGATAGTTGTACTTGAGATATAAATCTTTGTTGTGTGTTAGACCTATCTTTTGCTTTTTTGGCTAGTAGTGTGCCTGCTGCTATTTTTACAGAACCTTTTAAGTACTCTAAAGCAACAGTAAATGATGAATCTTTCAAAATCTTTTTAATGATTGAGAGTCTTTCAGGCGGGATTCCTGCAATTGTCTTAGCCATAGCTTCTGAAAATTCTTTAGCTAAAAATCCAGAACTAAATTCTCTAGTAAATCCAGTATTAATATCATTTATTGCTCTAGCTACTTCACCTGCTGTAAACTCAAATTGAAGTTTTAAATCACCATTGGAACCACGAGATAAAACAAATTTACCACCTTTTCCTGATAAAGCAATTCTTTTCATATCTTTAAAATCATATTCAATTCCTCTTAGAATTACTTTATCGCCTACAGTTATTGGTATTACTATTGAGCTGGCCTTTAAACTAAGAGACTTTTTATATGCCTGTGCAGAGGGATCCGCGCCTTCTAAAGCTTTTACTATAGCTGCCTGATTTTTTGCTTTTGATAGTGCAAGATAAAAGGGAGAGGAATCTATTAAAGAGGTCTCTAGCTCTCCAGTATCTTGGTCAAATCCTGTAATCAAATTTTGACTACCCCTACTAATCGTAACTCCTGAACCACCTGCCAGTCCAATTTTTCTAACCTGTGATGCTCCAAGACCTGTAAAACCGGTTTGCATATCAAATCCTGAAGCTTCTGCGGTAATATTTTTAATCTCACTGGCTTTAAATTTACCCCCAGCATCTTGGATTACAAAATCAGGACTAAATCCACCAGCTTTTGCCTCAAGTTTAGTTGCTCCAAGATGTTTAATAACAGGTTCTTCTAAAAAAAGATTAATACGTGTCGCCAAACTCTGAAAATCTCTTGCTAAAGACTTTGATAAATCTATACTTCCAAATTTTCCTGATTTTGCCTTCGCAGTAACACGTCCATAAGTACCTGCAAATTGTCTGTATCCCTTGATTCCGTCAATGAAAGCAGTCGAGTCTTTTTTAACTGCGGATACTTGACCATTTACAATTACTTTTGATTGCATTTGTAATCTAAAAGACGCAAACGAAAAAGGAGCCATTATTGAATCACTCTATATAAATCTAATATACGACGAATATGTGGCGGGAAATTACTAGATAGTGAATAGTTCTCTCCTCTCTCACCTTCAAAAGAAAATCCTTTTTTCTCTTGATCTTGTTTATAAACTATTTTAATCATATCAAGAGTCGCCATTTGAAGATCTTGAGGAATATCGCTGGACTCATATCCCGCGCGATAATCGACCTTGACCCCGGAAGGAAATGGTTGAAATGAAGGAGGTCCTGATAAGGTAAGAGCAGGATAAGAATTTCGAATAGTTGGGTATACACCTCTTACTCCTACTGCACCTACGTCACGAGTTACTTCTCCCATGTCACGGCTAAAGTTATACTCGTTAGTTTCTGCATGAACATCTTTAGTTACAGTATCTCCGTTCTTACCATCAAAGTGTACCAACATAACAGTATCATCATCTGGTCTAAATCTATTTGTAGGAGGCGTAAAATTAGCTGTGTATCTTGCCTTATCAGATACACGAAGTTCGTCAATATATCCTTTGAATGTAGTACCTATTTCAACATTAGATGTAAAAGTATGATTTGATACTGCGTAAACGTTTGAAGCGTCAGAAATTACATTACCATTGTAGAATAAATGTAACTTTTCGTCGTCTAACTTACGGGAAACAGCAACATGCGCCCATCTGCGTTTAGCAAATTGTTGTGATTCTATTAAAACGTTAGGAGCTGTCACAACATTTGCAGCTCCAGAAATATTTGATTCAAATGCTAAACAATTTGCATTTGATAATCGTAACTGCATATAATTTGAGGAGTCTGTGTTAATTGAAAATATCACGTTATCTTGTATAGTCTCTTCATCAACTCGAATAAACATCTCAATGGTAAAATCACCCTCTTCAAATTTTAATTGTTCAGGTACTGTAGCGGAAGAGACAAAGTCATCGATATTAAGCTCCAATGAGGATTTACCAAACTTCTTAATTCTAGAATTAATATGTGCGTCATTTTTAAATGAAAGGGGTAGATCGTTTGTGCTAGTAGTTACAGGTGTGCCGATAGTAGTTGGATCTGCTAGTACTACATGATCAACTCCATTAAACTCAGTAACTTGATAA